ACTGCTATAACTGAAACATCTACAACAGTTAATAAGGCAACTTATAAATTGAATGAAGATGTGTTAGACGGTTATGAGTATGTGGCTACACTAGACTCCAGGACTTCTCTTATTTGTGCTAATCTTGATGGTAGAGTATTTAGATTAGATGACCCTAAAGGTATTAGACCACCACAACATTTTAATTGTAGGTCTACTACTGTACCTATTGTTAAGTCTCATGAAGATCTAATTAATACTGATAGTAATAGAATTAGTAAAAGAAGATTGAAGAGAATGACTAGAGGTAAGAGAGCATCTTTTAATGGTCAAGTACCAGCTGAAACTAGATTTGAAGACTTTTTTACTAAACAAGATAATGATTTTAAATTAGCTGTGTTAGGTAATCAAAAAAGAGTTGATATATTTAATACAGGTAAATTAAAATTTAAACAATTTAGTACTAAAGATGGTAAGTTAGTATCTATTGATAGATTAAATGAATTACTTAATGGTGTTAAAAAGCAAGCTAGAAAAACTGCTAAAACTATTATTAAGGTAGGTACTTTAACAAATGTACCTTCTTATAAAGAATTAAAAATAGTTGATAAGAATACTGCTAAGAAGAGTTTAAATGCTACTTTAAAACAAGCATCTGAAGACCCTAGATACAGAGTAACTAATGATGATTATGGTTATCCGTTTAGAAGATTTGCAAGTAGAAAATCTGATAAATTAGGTAGAGTAAATGGTGCAGGTGGTAAGGTTAGTGATGAGGCTGTTTCTGTTGTTAATCAATTAGTTCAAGAAACAAATGCTTTAGCTGATAAATATAATGTACCTAGAATTAGGGGTGTAGTGTTTAAAGATTATAACGCTATTGCATCTATGGGTGATGGTGAGTTAACTATAAATTATACTTATTTTAATAAACTTGATAAGAAATCTGAGTATGGTGGTTTCTTCGCTGGTGCATCAAATTATAATGTTACAAAAGCTAAGGCTTTTAAATTAGGTGATGATGTATCTGGTGAAGTTCTTAACTATAATGTAACTAAATATAAATATGATATGGATTATAGAAAAAGAGTTCAAAATACTTGGGTAAGACCGCATAACGGTTATCATTATTTCGATGACCCTATGGATAGAGCAAGAAATACAGTTTATCATGAGTTTGGACATCAAATACATCAAAATTTTAAACTAACTAGGGATACAAGATTTAGTCCTTATTTAGAAGATAAAATGGATGAAGTGATACCAAACGCTACTCTAAAAACTAAAAGACCTGGTGCTAGTAGATATGGTAATTCTGATAACCAGGAATGGTTTGCTGAAAACTTTGCGTTATATGAAATGAATCGTAAAGATTTAGTTGACCCTGATTTTATAGAACTGTTTGAAAAAGAGGTAGTAAATGCCAAGAAGTGATAATGATAAAATACTTAAAGTAATAAATAATATACTTAATAAAAATTCTTTAGAAGTTTCAGATTATAATAAATTCATTGAAACTAAAAAGAAATATAATTTAAACCTAAATGATATAATGGGTGATGAGATAGCATGGAAGATGGAAACCTTTGAAAGAAGACTATCTGAAATAGCTAAAAAAGAAAATGGTTATGATTCATGGTTCGATAGTGAGCAATGGGATTCATAACATTAATAGAATTTATATTTGTTTATAAGTATAAGTTCATAATATAACAAGGGCCGTGTCCCAAGGAGAACAAAATGAGTGAAGTAACACAAACATCAGGTAAATTAGAAAAAGATATGCTTGATGAAACTAAAGCTGAAAGAACTGAACAAGATGTTGATGTAAAATCATTAATAGATCAAGAAGTTTCTAAAGCTATTAAAAATATAAAAGGTAATTTAGATAGTGCTTATCAACAACGTGATGAAGCCTTAGCTCAAGTAGCCTTAGCTAAAGAAGAAAAACAAAAAGCTGAGATTGCCGCTTTAGAAAAAGCTGGTAAACACCAAGAGATAATGCAAATCAAGTTAAATGAGTTAACTGCTAAATTAGAATCTTATGAACAAAAGAACACAGAATTAAGTAGAGATAACGCCGTGCGAACTCAACTTAGTGCTTTAAACTTCAAGTCTGACAAAGCCGCTAAAATGGCTTACACAGATATTGTAAGTAGTTTAAAGCGTGATGCTACAGGAAATTGGGTACATGAGAACGGAGCTAGTATAGAGGAGACTGTGAGCTCTTATGCTAAAGACGATAATAATGCATTCTTATTTTCTGTAAAAGCAAACGTAGGAACTGG